GAGCATCAGGAAAGCTCACGTTTGGATTAGCTGTCGCAGATGGTTCTGTTCCTGCAGACTACATGATGGGCGTGACAACCCAGGACATTGATGACAACGCTTTTGGCTACGTGACCATCTTTGGACTGGTGCGTGGATTCAATACAACTGGAACGCCTTATGGCGAGGTCTGGGCAGATGGCGATCTGCTGTATTTCGGAACATCTGCTCCTGGAACTTGGACAAAGGTGCAACCAATTGCACCAAGTATCGATGTTCCTGTGGCCGTTGTCGTGAATGCTGGTTCTGGAGGCTCCGGGTCAATCTTCGTTCGAATGACTGTGGCCGAATCTCTTGTTCGATTGCAGGACGTCTACATCAGCGGTTTGGCCAATTATGATCTTCTTCAATATGACAGTGTTCAGCAGCGCTGGGAGAATGTTCCAGAGTCAACACTGTCCGTTGGCACGGCAGCAAATCTTGCTGGTGGTGCAGCAGGTTCTGTCCCATATCAGACTGCACCAGGAACAACAACATTTCGAGGAATCGGAACTGCTGGGCAAGTATTCAGAGTCAATGTCGGTGCAACAGCGCCTGAGTGGGTGTCTCCTGCAGCGTTGACAAAAGTCGATGACACAAACGTCACGCTCACACTGGGAGGAAATCCAACAACGGCCCTTCTTGCGTCGGCTTCGCTTACGCTTGGATGGACAGGCCAGCTTTCTGCTGCGCGAGGTGGAACAGGGTTTGGAACGTATGCTGTAGGTGACATTCTGTACGCCAACACGACCACAACGCTTGCGAAGCTCGCTGATGTTGCGACTGGTAACGCGCTGATCTCTGGTGGAGTTGGCATTGCTCCTTCTTGGGGGAAGGTTGGACTGACAACGCATGTCTCTGGAACACTTGGCGTCGGGAACGGCGGGACTGGGACATCTACGACACTTACCACCGGGTCAGTAATATTCGCTGGCGCATCTGGTATTTACAGCCAAGACAATACCAACTTTTTCTGGGACGACACAAATAACAGGCTTGGAATTGGAACTGCAACGCCAGCATGTTCGGCCGATGTTGTTGGCGGCATTCAAACAAGTCGAACAGGTGTGACATCACCTGCCGCAACAGACGGAAACATATTCAGCGGTACTTATACCCCAACGCAGGTAAGCACAAACACAAACGTCAGCTCGGTATCGTTTGTTTCTTGCCATTACATGCGCGTTGGAAGTGTTGTAACAGTAGGCGGTCAGATTACAATTACCGCAGTTACGGCGGCAGCGGATACACTTGTTCGCATGTCACTGCCGATTGGTAGTAGTTTTGCTAACTCAAGAGAGTTGGGTGGTGTCGGATCATCGTTTTCATCGCCATTTGCAGCAAACAATCTTGCATTTGTAGCTGACACAACCAATGCTTGCGTTCAAATTCGATTAAGGCCAAGTGTCAACACTGCCTTAATTTACAACTTCTCATTCACTTACCGAATCGTGTAAGTAGCAACAGAAAGGAAAGAAAATGACAGTCACAGTTAACGTGTTGATACCTGCGAAGCAGGCAGAAAACGTACAAACCACACAGTACATTGCAACAAATTGTCGGACTGTCATTGACAAGTTCACGGCCACCAACACAAGCGCAGGCAACGTGACCATCAGCGTTAATCTTGTCACAAGCACTGGATCTGCAGGAGTTGACAACTTGGTGGTGGACACGCGCGCCATCGCACCGGATGAGACATACACTTTCCCGGAGTTGGTCGGACAGGTTCTTGAACCAGGCGGCTTCATTTCAACCATCGCCAGCGCTGCCACATCGCTGACAATTCGTGCCAGCGGCCGCGAGATCACTTAAGGAGAACCACATGGACATGCCCAAGATCATGATGGCTGGCTTCACCGGCCTGCCTGAAGCCGAGCCGTTCATCACGGCTGCCGAGAACAAGAAGAACACCCAAGTGGTGATTGACGACTGGATGCTCGGCCCTGAAAACCCGTCCAACGAACCTGGCGCGAACAAGCCGTACTGGATGAAGCTGGCCAAGGCCATGCAGGTGGACGAGAAAGAGGCGCGTCGTCGTCGGTGCTCGAACTGCGAGTATTTTGAGGCGACACCACTGATGCAAGCAAAGATGGATCGCATCCCATGGAATCAATGGGATGTGAATGCTGGCTACAGGGGTTATTGCCACAAATTCGACTTCATTTGCCATGACATGAGGTCATGCCAGGCGTGGGAGGAACGCGAATATGAAGAAGATTAAATGGTGCAGCCAGCATGCAACTCGCGCTTTGCTTTGACGTAGGCCGCATGAGCATCCTCGGCAGTTTCAAAAACTCCGAGGTATGTTCGTTTGCCGCTGTGCGTGATCGCGGCTACAAACCTGTTATTGCGATGCTTGACGACGCCAAGCAGCCCGGTCGTGCTTGTGCGCTTGGACTGCCGCTTGTTCTCGGTGTTGGCTTGCCTGCTTACCTGGCGAAGATTTGCAAAGGCGTTGTTGGCTTTGTTGCCGTCGATGTGGTCAATCTCTTGCGTCGGCCATTCGCCGGTCATGTACAGCCATGCAAAGCGGTGAGCCATGGCGCGTCTGCCGTCAAACATGACGTAGACGTATCCATCTTGACGCAGCGACCCAGCAGGCATGCCAGCCTTTTTGCGTCGGTCGTACTGCAGGTGTGTGAATTGACCAGTTTTTTGGCAGTAATGTGCAAGCTCGCGCAGTCGGTCTTGTGTGATCATGTCGCACCTCATCAGAGTGGAAAGTCATCGAAAGATGCAGCAAGCGGTGATGAGTCGCCTGTCCCCCGTCGGGTAAGCTGCCGTTCCATTTTGCCATGCCTGCTTGCAAAAGCAAGCAAATGTGTTAAAATAGAGGCGCTGAGTCGTCCGGGCCACCAGCAGCTCATTCCCGCAAAGGAGTCATGATGCTGGCAGTCACAGAGGGAATCACACAGGAGCACCTGCAAGAGGTTTACTCCGATTCCTACATTGCCCGTGTCGCACATGACACCAGGCCGTTTGCGCCCATTGACCATCCAAACGTCACCTATCTGTCTGCATGGATTGGCGGCAAGTTTGCAGGCGCTTTCATGGCCATCAAGCAGTCTGCGCTTGAACTCGAACTTCATGCGCTGCTGAAAAAATCGTCCGTCATCTACTCCCGTGAGTTGGGGCACGAGTTCCTGCTTTGGGCCTTTTCGCATCCGATCCGACGCGTCACTGCATACATCATTGAGGGGCTTGAGGGCGCAAGAAACTATTGCCTCAAGTTGGGGTTTGTGGAAGAAGGCCGCAGGCGCAAAGCCTGCACGCAAAACGGCGTGGCCAAGGACGTTTACATTCTCGGCATGCTCCGAGAAGAATGGAGGACAAGATGAGTTTTGTTGGTGATTTGATTGGCGATGTTTTTGGCGGCATCACTGGAGCGAGTCAACAGGCAGACGCAGCAAGCCAAGCAGCAAGCACGCAGGCAGCAGCATCAGCCGCGGGTATAGCAGAACAACGGCGCCAGTTCGACAAATTGGTCGAGATCATGGCCCCGTATGTCACGGCAGGCACTGGCGCACTTGGAGCGCAGCAGGCACTTGTTGGCCTTGGTGGTCCAAAAGCGCAGCAAGCTGCAATCTCTGGTATTGAGCAATCTCCAATCTTCCAGGCTCTTTCGCGTCAAGGTGAAGAAGCGCTGCTGCAACGTGCATCTGCCACAGGTGGTTTGCGCGGCGGAAACATCCAGGCCGCTTTGGCTCAGTTCCGTCCGCAAATGCTGCAGCAGATGATTGAACAGCAATACAGCCAGCTTGGTGGGCTTTCGTCCTTGGGCCAGGCGTCGGCTGCTGGACAAGCTGCGCAAGGCATGCAGTCTGCAAGCAATATCGCAAACCTTCTGGCAAACCAAGGCCAAGCAATTGCTGGCGGCCAAATGGCTCGCGGCGGCGTTGCTCGTCAAACGTTTGGCGACATTCTTGGTGCCGCAAAAGTTTTCGCTGCATTCTGAGGATCATCTATGGCAATCAATCCACTGCTGCCCCCCGTCAACTACATGGCGATGTTGCCTCAGCCAAACATAGGGCAGGCTTTCTCTGAACTCGGTGACATTCTGGCAAATCGCAAGGTCAGAGAGCAGGCTGAAATTGATCGGCAAAAGGCAGAAGAGGCCCGCATTCAGTACGCCAAGGACCTACAGGCCACCCTCGACAACCCGACGCCTGAAGCATTTGGTGCTTTAACGGCGAAATATCCTGGTCAACGCGAGGCATTCAAGCAATCGTGGGACATGATGAAAGAGGGGCAGAAGGAGAAGGAATTTTTGTCCGGCGTTCAAGCGTTCGGTGCCATTAATGCAGGATCGCCGCAAGTGGCTGCAAAGCTATTGGACGAGAGTATTGCAGCCAAAGAAAATAGTGGTCAGGATGCCTCTAGGCTCAAGCTCATGCGCTCGGCATTAGACCAAAACCCGCAAGCGGTTGCCGGACAACTCGGGTTGGTGTTGTCGTCCATTGATCCTGAGAAGTGGTCAAAAATGACAACCGAACTGCGTGCGGCTCAAAAAGCACCTCATGAACTAAAAGAGGCAACTGCTGCTGCTGCCATCAAAGAAGCCCAGGCCAAGTTCGCGCCTGAGAAGTTCGGTTTGGAGATCGACCTCACTAAGTCGCAGATCGATCAGGCCAAGGCGGCTCGGCGTGCACAGGATGCTGCTGCTGCCAAGTCCGGCGCAGAGGCTGCGCGTGCGCGTGCCGAGGCCGACAAGATGGCCGCTGGTATCATCCCGGTGGAGAAGAGACCCGAGGCCGAGGGCAAGTTCCGCAAGGAGTACAGCGACCAGACCAAGGGCTACCAGGAAGTCAAGTCGGCCTACGGACGCGTGCTGGCCTCCGAGGACAGCGCTGTGGGCGACCTGTCGCTGATCTTCGGCTACATGAAGATGCTTGACCCCGGCTCTGTAGTGCGCGAGGGCGAATTTGCCACGGCGCAGAACGCAGCCGGTGTGCCAGAGCGAATCCAGAACATCTACAACAAGGTGGTCAGCGGTGAGCGCCTTTCGCCTTCGCAGCGCACCTCGTTCAAAGGCCAGGCTGGCAAGCTGTACTCCACAGCCCAGACCCAAGAGGCCACGGTGCGCAAGGGCATTGAGCGCATCGCCAAGGGCTACGGCTTGAACACTGGCAACATCTTCTACACGCCGACTGAGGAAGCCCCGCAGCCACCGGCAGCACCAGCACAGCCTGCCGCAGGTGCTGCAAACATCAGATCACAAGCGGATGCCATCATCCGTGGAGGCCGGTAAATGGCAACTGCTGACGAATACGCATCTTGGATCGTCAAGAATGCCGACAAACGCGGCACGCCCGAGTTCAACACGGTGGTGCAGGCTTATGAGTTGGCCAAGCAGGAAGAGGCCGGTGCCGCTGCGCCTGCTCCAACGGCTGCGCCTGCTCCTGCTGCTCCTGCTGCGCCAGCAGCAGAAACCACGCTCACCGGCCTTGCTGGCGCGGCCACACGCGGCCTGGCGTTGCCTGCCGCTGGTGCTGCCTTGGGCGCAATGGCTGGTGCACCTTTGGCAGGTGTTGGCGCAATCCCTGGCGCTGTGGCTGGCGCTGGTGCTGCCACGCTAGCGCAGGTGGTTGGTGATCCCATCGTCAGCACTATCAACAGTCTGTTCGGCACCAAGTACACGCTGCCAACCGACGCCATGGAAGACCTGCTGACTCGCGTCGGCGTGGCCAAACCACGCACGGAAGCCGAGCGCATTGTCCAGGCCACTGCGGCTGGCGCTGGTAGCGCTGGTGGCGTCGCAGCGGCTGGTCGCGCCATCCAGACGGCAGCAGGCACTGCAGCCCCTGTGACGCGAGAGGTTGGCCGTCTGCTGGCATCCCAGCCGGTGGCCCAAGTTGCCGGTGGTGCTGGCGCTGGTGCTGCTGGACAGGCGGTACGTGAAGCCGGTGGAACGCCTGCAGGTGAGATTGGCGCAAGCCTGCTGGGCGGCGTTGCTGGCGGCATGGCTGGTGCCCGTCTGGCTGCGCCAGCACGTGCTCCTGCTGCAGCGCCAAGGGTGCAGCCGGTCATTGAAGAGGCTGGCCGTCGTGGCGTGCCGGTGATGACTTCCGATGTGCTCCCGCCTGAGACGTTTGTCGGCAAGGCTGCACAACGTGTTGGCGAGCGCGTGCCGATCGCAGGCACAGGCCCGGTGCGTGCAGCCCAGCAGACGTCCCGTATCGAGGCAGTGCGAGGTCTGCTGCGCGATTTCGGCGCGGACGACGTCGCCAACCTCAGCGACGACGTGATGGCCGATCTTGCGGCCAAACGTTCGGCTGATCTGACCAAGTACTCAGGCTCGAAGAAAGAGGTGATCAATCGCCTGGCCAACCAGGGCACAGTGCCTGTGCCGCGCGCAATGCAAGCCATCGATGACCAAATCGATGAATTGACGCGACGTGCCACCCCTGGTGCTGATGAGGCTGTCGAACGACTGCGCCAGATCAAGACCGACTTGCAGAACCGCGACCTGTTTCAACTGGAGGCATACCGCCAGGACGAACTGGCCAAGGTCTTCAAAGATGACCCTGTCAGGCCCATGAGTTTGGCGGCCCGTGAGGTTGGAGAAAAAGCACTGCGTGCCATCTACCGTCCTGTCAAAGAAGACATGGGCGACTTCATCAAAGCCACTGGCGAACGGCGTGACTTCAACAAGTGGATGGTTGCCGACAAGCGCCTGTCCGAACTGGCTGGCGACTTGGAAATGACCACGCTCAAGTCCGTGCTGAAGTCTGGCAACGCCACACCAGAAGTCGTCAACCGACTGCTGTTCAGCCAGAAACCCAGCGAGGTGCAACAGCTTTACAGCAGCCTGACGCCAACTGGCCGAGCAACAGCACGCACATCGATCTTGGCGCAGGCTGCGCAAAAGGCTGAGTACGAAACTGGCGATGGTGTCCGCATGTTCAGCCCGGAGAAGTTCAACGCAGAACTCAAGCGTCTGCAACCGCAGATCGGCATCTTCTTCAAGGGAGACGATTTAAAGCAAGTGGAAGGCTTGTCTCGCGTGCTCACTCTGACCCGTAGGGCTGGCGAGGCAGGAGTGGCAACGCCTACCGGCCAGGAGGCAGTGCCATTCGTGGCTGGCGGCATGCTGCAAAGCCTGCTGGGCAGCTTTGGCGCATCTTTGGCCGCTGCCGGTGGTGTTGGCTTGGCGGCCAGGCTGTACGAGTCTGCTCCGGTGCGCAATCAGATGCTCAGGCTGGCGCGGACGAAAGCAGGTTCTGCGGAAGAGGCGGCACTGGCGAAGCGCTTGCTGGCCACCATCCAGACGCAGTCTGAAGCCATCCAAGCCAAAGCACAGGAGGCCCAGGAATGACT